ATCTCAAATGTGATATTTATATTGATTATAAATAACGGTTATGGGAAATGAGAGATTTATATCTTATTGCATGGATGTATTGAATATGTAAATTTATTGATAAACAATTAAAAACAGTATTATGATAAAGATTTTATTTTATATGCTTCTATCCGTGGTTGCGGTTGGACTTGTTTCTTGTGGTTACAAGAATGAAGCAAAGAAAGTGACGCAAGATTTCTTCTCTGCCATTAAAAATGATAAAGAAGATAAGATGATAGAGCTATATCCAGAAGTAGGTAATCTTCAAAATTATTACAAGTCAGATACAATTATCGTGAAAGAAGTGACAGAACTTGAAGAAAAAAAATATAGTGTTTCTGTAACCAATAAGTTCACAAACGGATTCGGTAAAAGCTCCGAATCGCAAATAACAATATACACAAAGCCTAAAAATGAAGAAAAGCCGAGTGATGGCTATATTATTTATGATTCAAAAGGGCTTTGCGACTTATCTGATGAGTTGATATACAAATTTGCAAAAAGGAAAGGATATGTAAAAGGTGATAGTATTACAGACCAGCAAATAGCAAAGAATGTAAAAGAAGCCAGCACGGAATTGATGCAATTAACATTAAAATTCAATGCCTATCTTCTTGAAAATGTGAAAATTTCAGATTGGAGTTGGGAGTCAAGTGATTATAGCTACTCAGCAAGTGGGAGCGGTGTTGTAAAGAATAATACTAAATACAGCATCCCAAACTTAAAGTATATAGTTACATATAAAAGGAATGGTGAAGAAATATCACAAGATGATGGAAGTGTGTCATACGATGAAGTGCGCCCATACGGGATGAAATCTTTTTCGTTTTACACGTCCTATGTGGGTAATGCAAATAAAGCAAGCATCCGCCTTGATTTTGACAGTGAATTTATGATTGAAACAGTGGC